GGCTGCGTTGAGATAAGAGCCAGTCATTACAAATACCAGGATTTAGCCTCGCATTTGCGGGGCTTTTTTACATCTGCAGTAAACCGCGCATCGCAGCGCGTAACAATCCCGAGTCTTTCAGAAAGCTGAGCCTGAGAATTGCCGTATATGGTGGCGACCATCTCGGGGACGGCTTTTCTGTGCGAACAGGCTCATCTTTCTAAAAGGTAAAGACGCAATGAACTACCCAACCGTTGTTAACGATATAGATTTCAGAGACCTAATTTTTGTAGCAAACAACGATCCGGTTACAGATTCTTTTATGGTGGCAAAAGCATTTGGAAAGCTGCCGAAGAACGTGGTTCGTGACATTGAACGAACCATAGAAGCTTGCCCTCCTGAGTTTGATACAAAGCTCAACTTTGAGCTTTGCTATAAAAACAATGAGTTACAGAATGGTAAGCCGCAAAAATTCTACCGTCTCCGCAAGGATGGGTTGATGCTTTTGGTTATGTCCTACACCAAAAAAGAAGCAATGCGTATCAAAATTGCTTACATCAACGCATTTAACTGGATGTACGCCATGCTTCAGGTTGGTCATCGTCAATTTGAAGAAGAGAGAAATGCCGTAATGCTGGAGTACATGAAAGAGAAGGATGTTGCCAGCATGTCAGGTCGCCTGCTTAATCGCTGGGGAAAAATTAAGAAGCCTCAGCTACTGGCGAGAATTGAACGCCTTGAACAGCACGGGCAAACCGTAATCCCCGGACTCACTAATTAACAGCAGTACAGCGAAACAACCCAAGCCAGTAAGTGGGGAAATAACACTGGCAGCCACTGAAAGATGAACCTCCTGCCTTATGGCAAAAAAGATTCTTTGTGGTGGCGGACTGATGGAAAGACATCGGTTATTGCAGAGGCCATTCAATAAGTGGTCTCGACAATGACTTATACCCTGCACGGGATAACTTAACTGATATCCCTTTTAACGGATAAACGGAGCCAACAATGGCAGAGATTATTCCCATGACTGAAGAACAGAAATTCCAGTTAGAGATTTACAAACTGGTCATGAACCAGAACGCAGCCGCAGAGGAAGCATTTCAGTTCATTGGCACTGACGAGTTGAAGCTTGAGCTATTCAAAATTCACTTCCAGTCAGGCGGCGCTAATTCAGATATCACGATCCGCACATTCGAAGCGGTGCGTAAATCGAAGGAAGCGTTAGACCTGTTCACTACCGGAACATAAACATGGCAACTCAAGGTTTCGACAACCCATCCAAATTCCGCGATGAATGGGATAAGCAAGCAGAAGGGAAATAATCAATATGGCAGCACCAAAGGGCAACCGATTTTGGGAGGCCCGCAGTAGTCATGGGCGAAACCCTAAATTCGAATCGCCTGAGGCGCTGTGGGCTGCTTGTTGTGAATACTTCGAGTGGGCTGATGATAACCCGCTATGGGAGGGTAAGGTATTTTCATATCAGGGAGAAATAATTAAGGCTAATGTCCCTAAGATGCGAGCCATGACTATTTCAGGATTGTGTACCTTCCTTGATATCACCAGGCAAACATGGGGAACCTTCCGGTCAATGGAAGGTTTTTCTGACGTCACATCACGAGCGGAAGACATCATCTACGACCAGAAATTCTCTGGCGCTGCCGCTGACCTTCTCAACGCTAACATCATCGCCCGTGATTTGGGCCTCAAAGAGCAGTCGCAAGTTGAAGACGTGACACCTGATAAGGGAGATCGCGATAAGCGGCGCTCTCGTATCAAGGAGCTATTCAACCGTGGAACTGGACGCGATTCTTGATAACCTGAGCGACGAAGAGCAAATCGAGTTGCTCGAGCTACTCGAAGAAGAAGAGAACTACCGGAACACACACCTGCTATATGAATTTACGCCATACAGCAAACAGCGTGAGTTCATCGACGCCGGGCATGACTATCCAGAGCGCTGTTTTATGGCTGGTAACCAGCTTGGTAAGTCATTTACCGGTGCTGCCGAAGTCGCGTTTCACCTTACAGGGCGTTATCCGGGCACAAAAGGCTATCCTGCTGATGGTAAATATGGCGGTGAGTGGAAGGGGAAGCGTTTCTATGAGCCTGTTGTCTTCTGGATTGGCGGAGAGACAAACGAGACTGTAACCAAAACGACTCAACGCATCCTGTGCGGTCGTATAGAAGAGAATGGTGAGCCAGGCTACGGTTCCATACCGAAAGAGGACATCATTAGCTGGAAGAAGTCTCCTTTCTTTCCGAATCTTGTTGATCACCTTCTGGTTAAGCATCACACGGCTGATGGCGTTGAAGATGGCATTTCAATCTGCTACTTCAAACCATACTCACAAGGCCGCGCTCGCTGGCAGGGTGACACAATTCATGGCGTGTGGTTTGACGAAGAACCACCATACAGCATTTATGGCGAAGGGCTTACCCGTACCAACAAATACGGGCAATTCTCAATTCTGACGTTTACCCCGCTGATGGGGATGTCTGACGTTGTTACCAAGTTCCTGAAGAATCCCAGCAAGTCGCAGAAAGTGGTCAACATGACCATCTATGACGCAGAGCACTACACCGACGAGCAGAAAGAGCAAATCATCGCATCCTATCCCGAGCATGAGAGAGAGGCGCGTGCTCGCGGTATTCCTACGATGGGTAGCGGTCGAATCTTCCAGATACCGGAAGAGACGATTAAGTGTCAGCCGTTCGAGTGTCCTGATCACTTCTACGTAATTGGCGGTATGGATTTCGGATGGGATCACCCGCAGGCGCAGGTTCAGCTTTGGTGGGATAAGGACGCAGACATAATCTACCTTTCACGCGTGTGGAAGGCGAAAGAAAAAACAGCTGTTCAGGCATGGGGAGCTGTTAAATCATGGGCGCATAAAGTGCCAACCGCATGGCCTCATGACGGAAACCAGCATGAGAAGGGCGGCGGTGAGCAGCTCAAAGGGCAGTACGCGGACGCTGGTTTTATGATGTTGCAGGAGCATGCGACATGGCCTGATGGCGGTAACGCTGTGGAGCCTGGAATCACTGAATTGCGCGACATGATGCTTGATGGTCGCTTCAAAGTATTCAACACCTGTGAGCCATTCTTTGAGGAGTTCCGCCTCTATCACCGTGATGAAAACGGGAAGATCGTCAAGCTTAACGACGACGTGCTATCCGCCGTTCGCTATGCATACATGATGCGCCGCTTCGCCAAAATGATGCGCGACATCAAAAAACCAAAAGAGAAAAAGATACCAGCCCCAATCAGGCCCATCGCACGGAGAACTTAAATGGCCGACGAAAACAGACTCAATTCCATTCTGTGTAAGTTTGACGCGGACTGGATGGCGAGCGATGAAGCCAGAACCGAGGCGACAAATGACCTGTATTTTAGCCGAGTGTCGCAATGGGATGACTGGCTATCAAACTACACTACCCTGCAATATCGCGGACAATTCGATGTTGTTCGCCCGGTGGTCAGGAAGCTGGTCGCAGAGATGCGCCGTAACCCTATCGACGTTCTCTTCAGACCAAAAGACGGAGCTAATCCTGATGCTGCCGATGTGTTGATGGGAATGTATCGTACCGATATGCGCCATAACACGGCAAAAATTGCCGTTAACGTTGGCGTTCGTGAGCAGATAGAGTCCGGCGTTGGTGCATGGCGTCTGGTCACACAGTACGAAGACAACGATCCAACAAGCAACAACCAGGTAATTCGACGACTGCCAATCCATGAAGCTTGCTCACACGTTATATGGGACGCCAACAGCAAGCAGATGGATAAGAGCGACGCTAAGCACTGCACGGTGATTAACGCCTTGTCGCGCAATGGCTGGAAAGAGTTCGCAGAGGATTACGGTATTGATCCGGACACCTTGCCATCTTTCCAGAATCCGAACGATACATGGCTGTTTCCGTGGGTATCGAATGATGTCGTCTACGTCGCTGAGTATTACGAGGTCGAAGAGAAGAAAGAGAAAGTCTTCATCTACCGCGACCCGCTGACAGGTGAGCCGGTAAGCTATTACCAGCAGGATATCAAAGACGTCATCGACGACCTGGCTAATCGTGGATTCATTAAGGTAGCAGAGCGCAAGGTGAAGCGTCGGCGTGTGTATAAGTCGATCATCACCTGTACGCAGATACTGAAAGACCGCGAGAAGATAGCCGGAGAGCATATTCCAATCGTTCCAGTGTATGGTGAATGGTCATTCGCTGGTGACAAGGAGTGCTACGAAGGAGTGGTAAGGCTGACGAAAGACGGTCAACGCCTTCGTAACATGATCATGTCGTTCAACGCCGATATTGTTGCTCGTTCACCGAAGAAGAAACCGACCTTCTTCCCTGAGCAAATCGAAGGCTACGAATACATGTACGGTGGAAATGATGACTATCCGTACTATCTGCAGAACAGGACCGATGAAAACGGTAACGACCTGCCGATTGGTCCAATCTCCTACATGGAAAACCCTGAAGTGCCGCAAGCCAACGCTTACATGCTTGAGGCTGCCACCAACGCAGTGAAAGAGGTGGCTAGTCTTGGCGTGGATGCGCAGGCAGCAAACTCTCAGGTCGCTTTCGATACTGTCAATCAACTGAACATGCGGGCAGACCTTGAGACATATGTGTTTCAGGATAACCTGGCTACCGCAATGCGACGTGATGGCGAGATTTATGCCTCAATGGTCAACGATATTTATGACGTTCCTCGCCATGTAACGCTGACTCTTGAAGACGGAAGCGAGAAAGACGTTCAACTCTACGCGCAAGTTGTAGATTACCAGTCCGGCAATGTGGTCACACTCAACGACATTCGCGGTCGCTATGAGTGCTATACAGACGTTGGACCATCCTTCCAGAGTATGAAGGAACAGAACCGCGCAGAGATTCAGGAGTTACTCACCAAGGTTCCACAAGGTACTCCAGAGTTCCAGATGCTGATGCTGCAATACTTCACGCTGCTTGACGGTAAAGGCGTCGAGATGATGCGAGAGTACGCGAACAAGCAACTGGTGATGATGGGGCTGAAGAAACCAGAAACACCTGAAGAGATGGAGATGGTGCAGCAGGCACAACAACAGCCGCAGCAGCCATCAGCAGAGCAAATTCAGGCGCAGGGCATCCTTCTGCAAGGTCAGGCTGAATTGCTCAAGGCAGAGAACCAACAGGCGCAGATTCAGGTTGAAGCCGCCAAGGTTGAAGCCCAAAACCAACTCAACGCCGCGAAGATTGCAGAAATCTTCAACAATATGGACCTCGACAAGCAGGCAGAACTGCGTGAGTACCTCAAGCTCGTAGGTCAATTCCAGCAACAGCGCAGCAAAGATGCTCGTGCTAACGCTGAGCTGCTTCTTAAAGATGCAGACCAGACTCATTCACAACGCATGGATTTCGCGAATCTTATGCGTCAAGTTCAAATCCCCTCCGGCGGAGTAGCCGAGACACCTCAATAAGAGAGAGTTAATCATGGACCAAACCACCGACATTCAGGCTTCTGAAGAATTAACCCTGCCCGGCAATCATGCAGCGGCATCTGCTGATGGCTTAGTTGTCGATAATGCCAACGACAACGCAGGTCAGGAAGAAGGCTTCGAGATTGTCCTGAAAGACGATGAGAAACCAAAACAAGACCCGGCAACTAATGCTGAATTTGCCCGTCGCCGCATTGAACGCAAACGCCAGCGTGAGCTTGAGCAGCAGATGGAAGCGGTTAAGCGTGGAGAGTTGCCGGAGCACCTGCGGGTGAACCCTGAGTTACCAAAACAACCAGACCCTAACGATTATCTTTCCGAAGATGCACTGGCTAAGTACGACTATGACCAGAGCCGCGCACTGGCTGCCTTCCAGCAGGCAAACAGTGAATGGCAGATCAAGGCTATGGACGCACGAAGCCAGGCTGTCGCCGAGCAGGGTCGCAAAACTCAGGAGTTCACCCAGCAATCAGCGCAATACGTCGAGGCAGCCCGTAAGCACTACGACGCAGCGGAAAAGCTCAATATCCCTGACTATCAGGAGAAAGAGGACGCATTCATGCAACTGGTGCCGCCTGCAGTCGGTGCCGACATCATGCGCCTCTTCCCGGAGAAATCCGCTGCACTCATGTATCACCTTGGTGCTAATCCCGAGAAAACACGCCAGTTGCTGGCGATGGACGGGCAATCAGCGCTGATTGAACTCACTCGACTGTCAGAACGTTTAACTCTCAAGCCTCGAGCCAAACCTGTTTCAGAAGCCCCGCTACCTGATGAACCCATTCAGGGACACGCTGTTGCTGCAAATATCTCTGCGATTGAAAAGCAGATGGAAGCGGCAGCAAACAAAGGGGATGTAGAGACGTACCGCAAGCTCAAGGCGCAACTGAATAAAGGAATTCGATAATGGCATTAAATGAAGGTCAACTGGTCACGTATGCTCTGGATGAAATCATCGAAACCGTCCAGAACCTGACGCCAATGGCGTCCAAAGTGACAAAATACACCCCTCCGGCAGAATCCATGCAACGTTCAAGCAACACCGTGTGGATGCCTGTTGAGCAGGAAGCGCCAACTCAGACTGGCTGGGATTTAACTGGCAACGCAACCGGGATTCTGGAACTCTCCGTGAAGTGCAACATGGGCGATCCGGATAACGATTTCTTCGAGCTTCGTGCAGATGACCTGCGTGATGAGCGTTCTTACCGTCGCCGCATCCAGGCATCCGCCAAAAAACTGGCGAATAACATTGAGTCAGCAATTGCCAAACAGGCAACCGAAATGGGCTCACTTGTTGTTCACGATACCCGCGCAATTGGTCCATCTACTGGCCTGTCTGGCTGGGATTTTGTGTCTGATGCAGAGCGACTGATGTTCTCCCGCGAACTCAACCGCGACATGGGTATCAGTTACTTCCTGAACCCTGACGATTACCGCAAAGCAGGCCGCAATCTTGTAGATGGTGACATCTTCGGGCGCGTTCCTGAAGATACGTATCGCAACGGTACTATTCAGCGTCAGATTGCTGGCTTTGATGAAATTCTTCGCTCACCGAAACTTCCGGCAGTTACCAAGTCAACCGCTACTGGTGTAACTGTTTCTGGCGCGCAGAAGTTTAAGCCGCAGGCATACACCCTTGATACCGATGGTAACAAAGAGAACGTCGACAACCGTGTTGCAACGGTGACCGTATCCTCCACCACCGGATTTAAGCGCGGCGACAAAATCAGTTTCACTGGTGTGAAATTCCTGTCTCAGATGGCGAAGAACGTGCTAACTGATGATGCGACTTTCTCAATCACCCGTGTGATCGATGGTACTCACATCGAAATCACGCCGAAACCGATTGCACTGGATGACGCGTCACTGACAAAAGAAGAGAAGGCTTACGCTAACGTAAACACCTCTCTTGCTGATACCACTCCGGTAAACGTTCTGAACGTGGCAACAACCACCGCTAACGTGTTCTGGGCTGATGACTCAATCCGCCTACTGTCTCAGCCGATCCCGGTAACCCATGAACTGTTTGCTGGTATGAAAACGTCTTCCTTCAGCATTCCAGGCATTGGTGTTAACGGCATCTTCGCAACGCAGGGTGATATCAACACTCTGTCTGGTAAGTGCCGTATTGCTGTGTGGTATTCAGCATGTGCTGTACGACCAGAGGCAATTGGTGTTGGTCTGCCTAACCAGACCGCGTGATAACCAGAGGGAGCTTCGGCTCCCTTTTCTATTGGAGATACCAATGAGCGTAATGATTTTTCAGGCTGGCGGAGATACCAAAATCTGGGGACGCAAGCTGAAAACGAAAACCGTTGATCCTGATGATGTAGCTGTGCACTTAGCAAATGGCTGGTATAAGCACCCTGACGATGTTCCTGATGATCCTCTTGTTGGTGATCACATTAGGAGTGTTGGCGGAGGTGAAACTTCCCCAGTTGATATGGGCGAAGTGTCCGACGGTTATCACACTTTTAACGAGCTTTACGCTCACCGAGTGCGCCTCTTCTCATCGCTGATGCATGCTTACGCTGAGCTTTCGTGGTGGTCTCGCAAACACAGTGACGGTGAAGAGTGGGATGGCTGGATCATTGCTGGTATCACCACTCCAGAAGGCGAAATCACTTATCACCTACCTGTTGAAGAAATCGAGTTCCTTCCTGAAGGTACTGAGCTTGAGTTCGGGAAAGAGTGGGATGGTCATGAAGCAAATGATGTTCTTGGACGACTCCTGAGTTTGCGTCCGGCTATTGCAGAGCCAGAGCCAGAAGAAAAACAGCGTAAAAAGCCTGGTCGAAAACCTAAGGCGGCAGCAGATGAACCTGACAACGAAGGGTGATTTAGTTCTTGCGGCATTACGTAAGCTCGGTGTGGCATCAAATGCCACGTTAACCGATGTCGAACCGCAGTCCATGGAAGATGGCGTCAACGACCTTGAAATGATGATGGCTGAATGGCTTGGCGGTGATGTGTCACCTGGTATCAACGTTGGCTACATTTTTGCTGATGCAGATGTCGCTCCAGATCCGGGAGATGAGCACGGATTATCAAATAACGCTATAAATGCCGTCATTTTCAACCTTGCCTGCCGCATTGCTCCAGATTATGCGCTGGAAGCGTCAGCAAAACTTATAACCACTGCCAGATACGGGAAAGAGCGACTCGTCAAACTGTCTGCAATGGACAGAGCAAAAGCCGCTAAATGTAAGTCCGGTTATCCAAACCGTATGCCTGTTGGCAGTGGAAACCAGTTGGCGAAGTGGAACGGTTGGAATTACTTCCACCGAAAGGAACCTTGCGATAACGGGAGCGAATAATGCCGATTCAGCAACTTCCGCTTATGAAAGGTGTCGGCAAAGACTTTCGAAACGCCGACTACATCGACTATCTGCCAGTGAATATGCTGGCTACACCCAAAGAAATACTCAACAGCAGCGGATATCTTCGCTCATTCCCGGGCATTGCCAAACGTTCTGATGTGAATGGTGTATCGCGCGGTGTCGAGTACAACATGGCGCAGAATGCTGTTTATCGCGTTTGCGGTGGCAAGTTGTATAAGGGAGAAAGCGAGGTCGGTGATGTTGCCGGAAGTGGTCGCGTATCAATGGCGCATGGTCGAACATCTCAGGCGGTAGGCGTTAATGGTCAGCTGGTCGAGTATCGCTATGATGGCACGATTAAAACCGTCTCAAACTGGCCTACAGACAGCGGATTCACGCAGTATGAGTTAGGCTCAGTCCGCGACATTACGCGCTTACGTGGGCGTTATGCGTGGTCAAAAGACGGCACTGATTCATGGTTTATCACTGACCTTGAAGACGAATCGCATCCTGACCGTTACAGCGCACAATATCGCGCAGAATCGCAGCCTGACGGCATCATCGGCATAGGAACATGGCGAGACTTCATCGTCTGCTTTGGTTCATCGACGATTGAATATTTTTCCCTCACTGGTGCAACCACTGTTGGTGCCGCGTTGTATGTCGCACAGCCATCGCTGATGGTGCAAAAAGGCATCGCCGGGACTTACTGCAAAACGCCGTTTGCTGATTCGTATGCGTTCATCAGCAATCCGGCAACGGGTGCGCCGTCTGTATACATCATCGGCTCCGGTCAGGTATCACCAATCGCCAGCGCGAGCATTGAGAAAATACTACGCTCCTACACTGCTGATGAACTGGCTGATGGCGTGATGGAGTCTCTGCGATTTGATGCGCATGAGTTGCTGATTATCCACCTTCCGCGCCATGTTCTCGTGTACGACGCATCTTCAAGCGCCAATGGTCCGCAATGGTGTGTGTTGAAAACTGGCCTGTATAACGATGTGTACCGCGCTATCGACTTCATTTACGAAGGCAATCAGATAACGTGCGGCGATAAGCTGGAGTCCGTGACCGGGAAATTGCAGTTCGATATCAGCAGCCAGTATGGGCTTCAACAGGAACATATTTTATTTTCACCATTAATAAAGGCAGATAATGTCATTATTAATGACCTTGAATTAGAAACATCAGGCGGCGTGTGTGATAGAATAGATAAAATATTTATATCAGCAACAACAGATGGAATAAATTACGGCAGGGAACAAATGGTCGTATTGCAATCTCCATTTGTATATGACAATCGAGTCTTATGGCGCAGGATTGGAAGAGTTAGACGTCTCATCGGTTTTAAATTCAGAGTTATTGCAAAAGGCCCGGTTACATTATCCGGACTGTCTATTCGTACAACATAAATCGAAACTTAAGGAGTAGATATGTTAAGTGAAGATATTAGAGATGTAGTTGGTTATGAGGGGCTTTATGCGGTAACTCGTGATGGTAGAGTTTACTCTCACTCAAGGATAATAAATACATGCCATGGGGCTACTCGATTAATGAAGGGTAGATGGCTGAAGCCAGCAAAGGATGGGGGCGGATATCTATTTGTTGGTCTCTGTAAGGATGGAGAGGTTAAACCAAAAAAAATACATCGAATTGTTGCTGAGGCATTTATTGAAAACAAAGAATCTAAACCATTCATCAACCATATAGATAATAATAATCAAAATAATAATGTAGAAAATCTTGAATGGTGTACGCAACATGAAAACATGCAGCATTGCTCTAGAAGCGGTAGGGTGAAAATACCTCATTATGTGGGTTCTGAACATCCATCGTCCAAATTAAATGAAGATATAGTGCTGGTCATAAAAAATGATTTGATTACGCCAATTAGCGAGTTAGCTGCAAGATATAATGTGACTGTTCAGGCCATACACGCCATTAAAAAAGGGAAGACATGGAGGCATGTGAATGGCTGATCCCAATCTCAACGTGCCAGTAACTATCCAGGCGACGCGGCTCGATACATCAATCCTTCCACGCAATATCTTCTCGCAGTCATATCTGCTGTACGTTATCGCACAGGGTACTGATGTTGGTAACGTGGCTAACAAGGCCAACGAGGCCGGACAGGGCGCTTATGATGCACAGGTCAGGAACGATGAGCAGGATGTGATTCTCGCTGACCATGAGCAGCGAATTTCTGCTGCGGAAGAAACGCTTGTTAATCATGAGGAGCGAATCAGCCAGGCAGAATCAACTCTTCAGGAACATGAAACACGAATAGCTCAGAATGAAAGCGATATTGCGTCGCTTGATACCAGAGTTCAGTCGCTGGAATCGCAGGTTTCAGACCATGAAACGCGCATCGATGCTCTGGAGTATGCCACTACTCGCAAGAAGTCAGAGGTTGTTTACTCTGGCGTATCTGTAACCATCCCGACAGCGCCGACCAACCTTGTTAGCCTGCTGAAAACGCTCACGCCGTCATCCGGGACGTTGGCACCATTCTTCGACACTGTTAACAACAAGATGGTTGTGTTCAACGAGAACAAAACCTTGTTCTTCAAGCTGTCGATCGTCGGGACGTGGCCCAGCGGAACCGCCAACAGGTCAATGCAGCTAACCTTTTCCGGCTCTGTTCCTGATACGCTGGTCAGCAGTCGTAATGCGGCGACAACAACCGACAACATCCTGTTAGCTACATTCTTCAGCGTGGATAAAGACGGCTTTCTTGCCACAAATGGCAGTACGTTAACCATTCAGTCGAATGGTGCGGCGTTTACTGCCACAACCATCAAGATAATCGCGGAGCAGTAATGATTCAGTTCAAACCAACGCGAAACATCGACCTGATCGAAGCAGTCGGAAATCACCCTGACATTATCGCCGGGAGCAACAACGGTGATGGATACGACTACAAACCTGATTGCCGTTACTTTGAGGTGAACGTGCACGGGCAGTTCGGCGGCATTGTTTACTATCAGGAGATTCAGCCTTTGACCTTTGATTGCCACGCCATGTACCTGCCAGAGGTTCGTGGATTCAGCAAGGAAATCGGGCTGGCGTTCTGGCGATACATTCTGACTAACACCACTGTTCAGTGTGTCACATCGTTCGCTGCACGCAAATTCCGCCACGGGCAGATGTACTGCGCAATGATTGGCCTTAATCGTGTAGGAACCATCAAGAAATACTTCAAAGGCGTGGATGACGTGACGTTTTACAGCGCCACACGCGAAGAACTAATCGACTTCCTGAATCACGGGGGATAGCCATGTTATATGCATTTAAGCTGGGCAGCAAACTGCGCGGCGAGGAACCTTATTGCCCTGAAAAAGGCGGGAAAGGTGGCAGCTCTGATAAAAGTGCAAAGTATGCCGCAGAAGCTCAGAAGTATGCCGCAGACCTGCAAAATCAGCAGTTAAACACCATCATGAATAACCTGAAGCCGTTTACTCCTCTGGCTGAGAAGTATGTCGGCAGCCTCGAGAACTTATCGTCTCTGGATGGGCAAGGTCAGGCACTTAACCAGTATTACAACTCTCAGCAGTATAAAGACCTTGCAGGTCAGGCTCGCTATCAGAGTCTGGCGGCAGCGGAAGCAACAGGTGGATTGGGTTCCACCGCAACCAGTAATCAGTTAGCAACAATCGCACCAACGCTTGGTCAGCAATGGCTATCTGGACAAATGAACAATTACAACAACCTGGCAAATATCGGTCTTGGCGCTCTTCAGGGGCAGGCAAACGCCGGGCAAACATATGCCAACAACATGAGTCAGATTTCACAGCAAAGCGCGGCGCTGGCTGCGGCAAACGCCAACCGACCGTCAGCATTGCAGCAGGGGGTTAGTGGTGCTGCATCCGGTGCGCTTTTGGGTGGTGGCATAGCCAGTGCTCTCGAGCTATCAACTCCGTGGGGTGCTGGTATTGGTGCTGGTCTTGGTCTGCTTGGTTCACTGTTTTAAGGGTTAATCAATGGCTACGTGGCAACAGGGTATTAATTCTGGTGGTTTTCTGGCTGGCATCGGTACGCAAAATGAGAATGCGCCAAAGGCAAGCGACATTAACGCAACGCTTGGTCTGATCCGCGAAAACAATGAACTGGCTCGCTCAGGTGTAAATAACGTTGGCCAGACCGCGTTACGTGGTCTGGCTGGAGTTGCTGATATTTACAATCAGGAACAGCAACAGAAAGCTATTAGTGCGTTCAATAAGGTTCACGCTGATGCATGGGCTTCTGGTGATCCATCGGGACTATTTAAGTTTGCCCAGGAAAATCCAGCGTTTGTTGCACAGGCACAACAGGCGTTTTCCGGTCTTAATGAGCAGCAACGCAACGATATGGGCGATTTAGCCATGAGGGCTAACGTCGCTCTTTCTCAGGGACCGGAAGCCTACAGTAAATTCATTACTGACAACAAGGACAGGTTAAATCGCGTGGGGGCGAATGCTGACTGGATGATTCAGACAGGTATTCAGAATCCAGAGCAGCTATCACACATGCTGACTACTATGACGCTAGGGGCTGTTGGTCCGGATAAAATGCTGGATTATCAGGATAAGATGGTTGGTCGCCAGCAGGAGCAGCAAAGAATTAACGAAACAATCCGTAATAATGACATGACAAATGCCAGAGGGTGGGCAAGCAACAATATTGCGCAACAAAATGTCAATCTTCGTCGGATGGAATTAGAGGACAAGAAATACGACAGACTCATCGCAAATGAAACTAATGCCTTAAAACTTGCTGAATTGCAGGACAAGAGATTGCAGAATCAGCAAGCTATGGAGCAGGCAAAGCGAGATAAGGCCGATGCGTACAACTCTGGAATGGATAATCTCTCCAGAACGATAGAGACGGCTACAAAAGTTCTTAATAGCCCAGGATTCACGGGATATTTCGGAACAAACCTAAACCCACTATCGAGTAGATTCATTCCAGGAACAGAGGCTGCTGATACAGAAACTCTGGTTGACACACTGAAATCTCAGGGATTCTTATCTGGCATTCAGCAGATGAAAGGGATGGGGGCTTTAAGTAATGCCGAGGGGCAAAAGGTAATGGATGCTATTGGTAGTTTGTCCCCAAATCAGTCTGAAAAATCAGCCAGAGCAGCTATCAAAACAATCATAAAAACCACTGAGATGGCTCAGAAACGTATGCAACAGAAATACGGGAAGGACATACAACCGTCTCAACAGCAGCTTTCTGATGATGACCTGATTAATAAATATCTCGGAGGGCAGTGATGGCCTATAGTCGTGAACAGTTGATGACAGCATTAAGGAACGCTGATGCGGCAGGCGATACAGAAGGAGCACGTCGCATTGCTCAGATGCTGTCTTCTGGTGATCAATCCACTCAAAACCAATCGCAGCCAGAAGAACAATCTCTGGTAGGAAAAGCCACTGACTGGCTCACTGGTGGTCAAAGCGCAGGGCAAATTGCAGAACAGGCTGGTCGTGGTCTGGTAAACATACCATTTGACGTATTGCAGGGTGGCGCAAGTCTGATTAATGCAATCAGCCAGGGGCTTGGTGGCCCAAAGGTTTTGGATGATGTCTATCGTCCAGTCGATCGACCGACAGACCCTTATGCGCAAGCCGGTGAAACAATTGGTGGGTATCTCCTGCCAATTGGCACAGCGGCAAAAGCTGCTGGTGCGCCAGCAAAGCTCGCTGGAGATATCGGTTCCGCAGGAAACATGATTGCAGGTTCTCTTGCTGATGCTGCAAATCAGGAGGGAGACTTTGCACAAAATGCTGCCATTAACGGTGGTATCAATATTGGTGCTCAAGGCGTTCTTTCAGGTGTCGGGCGCGTTATTGCGCCAAGGGTTTCACAGGCTCTTGGTGGTGCAGCACTGAATTCTGCTAATGATGTTTCCAGGATGGCAAAGTCAGGTGCTGGGCGTCAGTCAATTGCCAGTCAGGCCGCTAATGTGTCCGAAGATGTAGCAAAAGCGGCTGAGTCTGCTGGAATTGATATAAACGCATTAACACCAGGAATGCGATCTGGAAGTCGTGGAATTGCACAAGCCGAAGGCGCATTGGCATCAACGCCAGGAATTGTTCAGGACGCCCATCAGGCAGCATTTAACGAAATATCATCAAAGTTAAGTCGAAACCTTGATGAATTTGGGGCCGCATCTGGAACGGCATCAGAAAAAAGTGCGGCTATAAAACAAAGGATTCTTCAAAATCTTGATCAGATGAAGGATGCCGAGCGCGCGGCATGGGATGACGTGCGGTCAACAATGCCAAATCAAAAAGCAAGAATGCTAAATGGTAATGCCGTTATTCAGGCAGAGCGATCTGCTGGCATACCGCTTACTCCTGAAATGAAACAGTTTGTTCAGGCAAACAATCAAGGTGGAGTAACATTTGATGGCATGAAAGCATGGAGAGCGAAATTTGCTGATGCGGAGCAAAAATATAAGCGTAGCGGAGAGGCAAATGCGGCAAGGAGAGCAGGGGAAATACGCCGGGCAATTACTGATGATATGCGCACAATGGCGGAAAACGGCGGATTTCTTGATGACTGGCAGAAAGCTAATGATCTGTCTAAAGCGAGGTTATCAGCACAAGAGAGTGCAGAGTCTGTTTTCGGGCGTGATTTGGCAACAGATGCACTGATTACGAATGGAGTAAAATCCCTTCAATCATCGTCAGCTAAAGGTCTTAATGGTCCTGCTGGGTTCCATTCTATGATCCGCGCGCTGCCAGAATCAGAGCGTGTTCCTGCTATATCATCAATGTTGCAAGATGCTATCTCGCATGGTGTACGTGGTGGCAAAGCTGATGCAGCAGGAATTAACCATATCGCAGGGATACTTACCCCACAAAATGTAAAAGCCATTAGCAGATATTCCTCAGAACTCGGAAGAATTGCTGATGCATATGGCACTCTTGCAAGAGCAGCAGTGAAACCTCAGCAGTATATTGAAAGAACAGGGAGAACTGCCAATGTACTACGCGATCTGGATGCCGGTTTATCCAACGTCACATCAACAGTGTTAAATGCAATTGCCAACTCAACATCAGGTGCCATTGTTGGTGGAGCAGGAGGGGGCATTGCAGGCGCTGCCGCAGGTGCTTTAGTTGGCGCCGGGTTAAAAGGTGCTGTATCTAAAATTGCCACCACGCGTAGCGGCAGATATGCGATAGAGAAAGCAGTTCAGGAAGCCACGAAAGCAGTAAGAGCTGGCGGAAGTAAAGAAGCATTAGCGGCGGCGGAACGCAGATTTATGGCAAATAAAGCCGCCGTAAAAGCAATACGTGATGCAGTTGGAAACGAAGAGTTCAATCGCTTAGCGAGGGCTGGCATTGTAGCGTCGCTAAGCGGAATAGCACAGGAGTAATTAATCATCCATGGATGGATTGAGCTTATCTCGTGTTGATGTGGCGATTTGTCCTACATTCCTAAGCCAAGATTTCAAATCCTTGATATTGTCATTGATTTCATGAATATCTTCTTTTTTTAGTCTGTTAATATTATTCTCAATAATTTCAATGGATTGCTCAACATCAGATATAGTGAATGATAGTTTGTTCTTCTCATCTTTTATTGAGTTTTTAAGTGCTTCGTTCTCAGTCTTGAGGTCAGATATCTTTTGTTTTAAAGATGCCAGTTGGTACTGAACCACAATGAGTGCGATAGCTATCACGATAACTGTTGTATACACACCAACCTCCTTAGTTTTGAGCAGGATACCATGAAAAAAGTAAACATCTTTTGCCTACTTCACATTTGAATGGTTTGTCATTAGGATGTTTCCGGTTTTTTCAAATATGGAAATTGATATGAAGAGGATTATCGGCGTTGTTGCTGGCGCTATATTGTTATCTGGGTGCGCAACTATTGTTGGTGACGAAACACAGCTCGTGCAAGTGAACAGCAATCCTTCCGGTGCGAGCTTTAAAGTAAAAGACGAATCAGGCGTGATTGTTGCGCAAGGCAAGACCCCGCAAGGAGTAACTCTTGCCAAGTCAGATGGTAGTTATTTTGGCAAAAAGAGCTACCAGATCACTATGGAAAAGGATGGGTACGAACCAGTTACCCTGCCAATCAAAGCCAATGCTAATGGTTGGTATATTGGTGGAAACCTTGTGTTTGGTGGGTTAATTGGTTGGCTTGCTGTAGATCCTTTTAATGGTGGGATGTATACCTTGAAGCCAAAAGAGGCAAACGCATCTCTTATACCATCAACAAAGCAAGACTAATAAATAGGACCCACCTTCAGGTGGGTTTTTTGTACAAATCCTTCAGCGTATCAAACACCATCTTCTTAACAAGCTCTGACTGCTCATCAGCGAGTCGTTCTGCATCGTCGCGATATCCAGTCACAGGCGATGGTTTTGATAGAGCATCTTGGACGATTTGTAACAACTCGGAGTTCATTGATCTCCCATTCGCCCCCGCCCTGAATTTTAATTTCTCCCTTACTTCCATAGGCATACGGAAGTTAAAGTGCGGATCATCTCTAGCCATGCCATCACTCCAAGTTAGTGTATTGACATGATAGAAGCACTCTACTATATTCTCAATAGGTCCACCGTGGACCTATATTGTGAGGTGAACATGAAAGGAATGAGCAAAATGCCACAGTTCAATTTGCGGTGGCCTAAAGAAGTTTTGGATTTGGTACGCAAGGTGGCGGAAGAAAATGGTCGGTCTGTTAATTCTGAGATTTATCAGCGAGTAATGGAAAGCTTTAAGAAGGAAGGGCGCATTGGTGCGTAAAGTTGAAGCCCCAACTGCTGTAACAGTCAGGGCTTCGGCATCAACAAATCGGATTAGGAAATATTGACATGAAAAGTATAGCAAAGGCACAAAACGATTTCACCATCTTCAAATTCGGCGACAGTGAAATCCGCGTCATCAACAAGTGCGGTGAGCCGTGGTTTGTAGCTAAAGATGTTTGTGATGCTTTAGATTTGACTAACTCACGCAAGGCGCTTACTGCACTTGATGACGATGAAAAGGGAGTAACTTTAAGTTACACCCTTGGTGGTGAGCAGAATCTAAGCATTGTGAGCGAATCAGGTATGTATACATTGGTTCTGCGCTGCCGCGATGCAGTCAATAAAGGTTCAGTCCCGCACAAATTCCGCAAGTGGGTAACAGCAGAAGTTCTGCCTTCAATTCGCAAACATGGCGAGTATGTAAAAGGAAAGAAAACCACTGTTGAGGAAAGAACACCGCTACGCGATGCAGTAAACATGCTGGTAGGAAAGAAAGGACTTCGCTATGACGATGCATACAATATGGTTCATCAGCGTTTTGGTATTGACAGCATTGATGAACTTTCAATTGAACAAATCCCGCTGGCCGTAGAGTACATCCACAGGGTAGTGCTTGAAGGTGAGTTCATTGGCAAACAAGAGAAGAAAACCAACGAGCTTTCTGCAAAAGAAGCAAACAGCCTTGTATGGCTATGGGATTATGCTAACCGTTCACAGGCATTATTCAGCGAACTGTATCCGGCATTAAAACAAATTCAATCGAACTATTCCGGCAGATGCTACGACTACGGTCATGAGTTCTCGTATGTTATTGGAATGGCGAGAGACGTTTTAATAAACCACACACGAGATGTTGATATCAATGAGCCAGACGGACCAACGAATCTTTCCGCATGGATGAGACTTAAGAATAAAGAATTACCTCCTTCAGTACATAACTACTGACAGATAACCAACGCAACGACCCAGCTTCGGCTGGGTTTTTTTATGCCCAAAATTCACCGTGGCCACGCTGCGGCGATTCCTTGTATCTGGAGCAAATTAAATGACAGACATTACAGCCAATGTTGTGGTAAGCATGCCTTCGCAACTCTTCACTATGGCGCGTTCTTTTAAAGCCGTAGCCAATGGCAAAATTTATATCGGAAAAATTGACACTGACCCAGTAAATCCTGAAAACCAGATTCAGGTTTATGTAGAGAACGAAGACGGTTCTCACGTCCCTGTTTCGCAACCAATAATCATTAACGCTGCTGGATATCCGGTACATAACGGACAGATTGCCAAATTCGTTACCGTGCAAGGCCATTCTATGGCTGTTTATGATGCGTATGGTTCGCAGCAGTTCTATTTTCCTAATGTGCTGAAGTATGACCCTGATCGCCTTGAGCAAAGACTCGGAGAGAGTACAGGATCAATTCTTGTTGGTGACCCATTAGACGCTACCGTTGCTAACGCCTTGTCTCGACGTATTTACACTATAGAAACTGTAACACAGTTACTGGAAACAGACTTTAGTGGCGTACCAGATGGAATGCACGTCAGAACGTACGTGAACGGGAAAGGAGTAAAAAACGTATCAGAATGGGTTATTTCCTCCAATCAGGATCTGAATACTTTTAGCCTGACGTTGCCCGCAGGTAAATACGCCAATCTGGTATGTTTCCCTGACATGAACTATGCATCATTCGAGTTCGGCGGCACTGATGTTGAAAACGTAGCTGCAGTTGATGAGGGGAACCGCGTTGCTCGTGCGCAGGAAAATGTACGTAGTCTGTCATTCCCGGCAGGGAAGTATAGTATTGGTGCATTTACCCTCGATGTTGATAAGCGCTACTTTTCCTTTGGCGGCGCCGGTTGGGACTTAACAACCCTGATCTCCACAACAACCGGGATATCTATGCATCACATTGGAATCGACCCTAGGGATAGAACGAAAGACCGTGAGCATTTCTACCAAAGCGTAGGAGGTTTTCTTATCGATGGTGATATAGCTAACAAGGGTGATTCAGCATCTTCAAGAACTGTATCTACTGCTCACTATGCTGACCTGTCATATAAATCTGTAGGGCATAGGCTTTCTAATGTAGATATCTGCGGGCTTGTTTGTAATTGGCATGGCCACACGCAAGGAAGAACTAATGGAACTACCGTTACCAAAAATTCGGTAAGGGTAAGGAACAATGCTGCCAAGCTTAAGGGATATATAGGAGGATCCAATGATAAACAGATTTCTGTATCTATTCATGGCCCAAGAACAACTCTTTCCGCTGCCGCTTCGGCTGGCGATACCACTATACAAGTAACATCAGCAGCTGGGCTTTCAATATTTGACGTTATTGCAATTGAGGGTGGAACTCTTGAAGCTAAATACATAACTGCAATTTCAGGAAATACATTGACCCTCGACTCTGCTCTGGTTTATGCCCATACTATGGGGGGAGCAGCATATCTTCAGGTGTATGGAACTGAGCTCTCAGGTACAGTCGAGGTTGGAATTATATATGTAGGTAATAGTAGTGGCACTGAAATACACGGATTATATGCTGAGCAATCTAAGGTTTTCATAACAGGACTTGTCATGGGCGTTGAAGTGCATGGTTGCAGCATAATTCAATCTAATCCCACCGTTCAGGTAGATTATGCTGACAGAGCATCAACAATTTCTATCCATGACAACAACACTAACTTCTCCATTCAAGTTAACGTCTTTGATAAGGCTGGTGCAGTAAATACAAGCTTTGACCTGTACAACTGTCCTGATATTAAGATCCACCAAAGCACAAGGGCGCAAAACAAAATCACATTAAATGGTGCATTTTCATTGTCATCTCTCTTTGTATCAAGAACGTACGATACAACATTAACTGATAAAAACTTTGCTCGTATGGAGTTTACCGGTTTATATTTCGAACTGGCAGCCGGCGCAGCAGCAGCTGATGCACTTCGCCTTGCTCTTGTACCATCTGCTTTTGGTTATGACGGATATATATTCGATTTAAACATTGTTTGCCGTAGACAATCAGGCGTTGTTCCAGGAATATTGAAGCGAGTTGGAAGGGCGTCTACAGACATGACCAATCAATCAATTGACACTGTTTCTCTTGTGAATAGCTACCCTCAGTACAACGCCACAACAGGTGTTGATGTACTGTTTGGCGCTACAGCATCTAGGGCATCTGTCACATGCCGCGGCGAGGACGCGGGCGGGCAAACTACTAAATTCTCTATATCTGGAGTAATTACAAGCATTCTTTAATGATGGGCGGTATTCCGCCCTTTTTGTTAAATATATCTTTCTATAATCAGAGATATTGCTTTATACCCATTGTCATTAAAATGTATCCCATCACTGTATAAAGATGGGGGAATTAACCCATTTGATGACGCATCTTTGTCATCTTGAGAAGGGGAAATTCCTGCAAGTTTGATACCTTCGGAGCTAAGAATACGCCACATATCGATGAATCTTGACCCATAACGCATGCTTAGTCTGGAATTAATAGTTTTTATTGCCTTAATGTTTTCTTCTGAGTCAGTTCTTGATGGCGTTATTCCGACGATAATGAATCTATTCCCTCTGGGAAGAGAAGTTACAATCAAATCAATATCTCTCTCGGCGAACCGAGGAAATGCGAGATTATTATTTCTGCCAACCCAAATAATGTTTACAGCATCCTTAGCCTCTGAACCCTCTTTTGTAATAAATCGGCATCCACTTCCACAGTTTATATCTGTCGAGGAGTTAACTGACCATGACCCATCGACTCCTCGAGATAGGATGACAGGCTTTCCTTCCAATGTCCCATAGAAACTCATCTCTTTATATTTACGGAAGTCACCTGATGGCTCCATAGATGTAACTTTATAAACGCCAGTCGATATAAGTAATGTTTTGATTATTGGAGAATAGCCCCCTTGCCTCATCGCTATATCGCTTGAAGATTGTCCGGGATACCCCTTTTTTATCACGTCGTAACCATTTTTTCTGAGAAGATCAGGATAGCTGTTGCCACTTTGTGAACCAACCCCATACGTTAATGAGTCACCCCAGCAAATTATTATCATATTGCGAACCTCCTTAGCATTTGATGAAGTAAATGAAAATAAAAGTAGGAAAAACAATGTGATAATCTTCATGCTGTTGGTCCCATTAAACAAAAAATTCGTGAAATCATAAGGTCGCGCAGGATTATGTAGAGGAACGAATATCATTCGACAAGCATATCATAGCTAGG